TAACTGGACCGCCACGCCGCTTGCGATATGTGGCCCCTTGACACCGCCCCCGAACAACACAACAAAACCCTAAAGCCCGCAGCGCGTCCGCGCCGGGCCGCTAATCCTTCAAAGCCTTGTTTGCCGCCATACGGAAAGCCTTCCTTAGCGCGGCGGGTCTTGTCACTCCCCAACGCTCCGCTAGGCGCTCCAAGCGCGCGGCGTCCTTCTCTGAAAGCGTAAGGTAAACCCGAGGCAGCAACGTCGGCATGTGAGCGGTGTAACACCGATGCCGACGACTGGAAACGGTGTAACACCCAAATGGCTCCACCCAAATCGCCCGGTCGCCCCAAAGGCGCGAAGTCGAAGCTCACTCTCGACGTCAAGGAACTGGCCCGCGACTACACCGAAGAGGCCATCCTTGCGCTCGCAACCGTGATGCGCGGCGATGACACGTCGGCCAAGGTTTCGGCGGCCAAGGAACTGCTGGACCGAGGCCACGGCAAGGCGAAGCAGGTTGTAGACGCCAACGTCGAAGGCCGCTTCACCGAGATCAGGCGCACGATTGGCCGTTCTTGAGATACCGACCTCGCCCGTCTTCGTCCCGCTTTTGCAGCCCGCGCGCTACAAGGGGGTTTGGGGCGGTCGCGGATCGGGGAAGTCACACTTCTTCGGCGGCCTCATGGTTGAGGAGCACCTGGCGTCACGCGGCCAGCTTTCGGTGTGTGTCCGTGAGGTTCAGAAGTCTCTGGCGCAAAGCTCGAAGCGCCTGATCGAACAGAAGCTCACCGACTACGGCTTAGGCGAGGCGGACGGCTTCCGGGTTCTCAACGACCGGATCGAAACGCCCGGCGGCGGACTGATCGTCTTCCAGGGGATGCAGGACCACACCGCTGAGAGCATCAAGTCGCTGGAGGGATTCAATCGGGCCTGGGTTGAGGAGGCCCAAAGCCTGAGCGCGCGAAGCCTGACGCTTCTTCGCCCGACGATCCGCGCCAAGGGCTCGGAGCTTTGGTTCTCGTGGAACCCGACACGCAAGACCGACGCGGTTGACGCTTTGCTGAGAGGCCCGACGCCGCCGACCGGCGCCACTGTGATCCGCGCCAACTGGTCCGACAACGAATGGTTTCCGGATGAGCTGGAGCAAGAGCGGTTGGACGACAAGCGCGACCGACCGGACCAATACGACCACATTTGGGAAGGTGATTACGCCAAGGTGACCGAGGGCGCTTACTATGCGGCAAGCCTGACCGAAGCGCGGAAGGAAAACCGCATTGGCTTCGTGGCCCGCGATCCGAACATGGCGATCCGAACCTTCTGGGACCTCGGCCGGCGCGACCACACGGCGATCTGGGTGGCTCAATGGGTGGGTCAGAAGATCACCCTGCTGGACTACATCGAGGGCTCGGGCCAGCCGCCTAGCTACTACTTCGAGGAGCTACGCCAGCGCGGCTATCGCGGCTGCATGGTTTACCTCCCGCACGACGGTTCAAGGGTCGGCCCTGAGAACCACAACGGCAAGAGCTACGAGGACCAGGCGCGGGAAGCCGGCTTCGACGTTGAGGTGATCCGCAACCAGGGGCCATCGGCGGCCATGCTTCGGATCGACGCGGGTCGGCGGTTGTTTCCGAGAATGTGGTTCAATGAGGCGACGACGGCGGACGGGCTGGAAGTGTTGGGCGCGTACCACGAGCGCCGCGACGACAAGCGCGAGATTGGCCTCGGTCCTGAGCACGATTGGGCCTCACACGGCGCGGACGCCTTTGGGCTTCTGGCGGTTGCGTATGAAGAGCCCCGCGTGAAGCGGGAAGCGGCACGCAAGCCCGTTCACGCGGGCGGCAACGCATGGATGGGGAGGTAATATGGCTTACGACGCCGAAAAGCCTGCCCGCAAAGCCAAGGTTCCGCCTGGCTACAAGGACGAAGGCGAGTTCTGCCAGGAGGTCCGCGAGCTATTCCAGAACGGCGTCGATTACGACCGCGAGAACCGCGACCAGGCCGACGAAGACCTGAAGTTTTTGGCCGGCGACCAGTGGGATGACGATGCGGTCAAGGCCCGCGCCGGCAAGCCTCGTCTAACGATCAACGACCTACCGCAGAAGATTGCCCAGGTGGTGGGCGACATGCGGATCAACCGCCCGTCCATTCGGGTGCGCCCGGCCGAAGACGCCGACAAGGACCTGGCCGAGGTCCGTGAAGGGCTGATCCGCGCCATCGAGCGGGATAACGACGCGCAGGGTGTCTACATCGCGGCGGGTGAGAACCAAGTCGGGTGCGGGATCGGCAACTTCCGCGTGGGGCTGAAGTACGCCGACGACACCGGCTTCGAGCGCGACATCGAGATCAAGAACATCCCCGACGCCTTCGCGGTGGTGTGGGACCCGTTCTCGGTCGAGCGGACTGGGCGTGATGCGGAGTGGTGCTTCGTTGAAGAGGCGATGCCCCGCAAGGCGTTCGAGAAGCGGTGGAAGGACGAGCTGCCTTCGGAACTAGAGGTTCCCAAGGCCGACGCGAACGGCTGGTACAAGCGCGACGAGGTCCGCGTCGTTGAGTTCTGGCGGATGAAGTCGGAGCCGACGACCTACGCCCGCCTTGAGACCGGATCGACGGTTGAGGTTGACCTTACCGACCCGATGATGCCCGCCATGATCGTGCGGACGTCGAAGGGCCAGAAGCTGCGTCCGTTGCCCGCGCCGTTCGCGCTGGACGACGACGGCGAGCCGATGATCCGAAAGGGCGTTCGGAAGTACGCCTGCATGTACCTGATGACGGGTCACGCGATCCTGTCCGGCCCGCACGAGCTACCTATCCCCCGCCTGCCGATCTTCCGGGCGCGCGGTTGGGAGATCAACGTCCGCGCCAAGCGGGTGCGGTTCGGACTGGTGCGGTTCGCCCGCGATAGCTACCGGCTGCGGAACTACTGGCGCTCAAAGTCGGCGGAGATGCTGGCGCTTGCGGGCAACGGCAAGTGGATTCTGCACGAGAGCACCGAGGGCGATCAGGAAGCCTTCCGCACGGCGTATCAGAACGACGACACGTTGCTGGTCTACTCGGGTCAGGTTCCGCCGCAGTTCGTCGGCCCGCCGACGCTCAACAGCGCGGTGCTGCAAGAGAGCCAGATTCTAACCCAGGACATCAAAGACACGACCGGGCTGCACGACGCCTCGCTCGGCATGACGTCCAACGAGACCAGCGGAAAGGCCATTCTCGCCCGCCAGCGTGAAGGCGACGTGGCGAGCTATATCTACCACGACAACCTCCAGGCCGCGATTGCCGAGGCCGGGCGGGTCATCAACGCGCTGATCCCGATTGCCTACGACACCGCGCGCACGATCCGCGTGATCGGTGAAGACGAGGCGGTGAAGGTCAAGCGCATCAACGACCCGATGAACCCGGAAAGCATCGACATCAACCGTGGCCGCTATGACGTGGTGGTCGAGACGGGCGCCAGCTACAGCACCAAGCGCGTCGAGGCCGCCGAAAGCATGATGCAGTTCATGCAGGCGGTTCCGGGCGCGGCTCAAATGGCCGGCGACCTGATCGCGCGTAATATGGACTGGCCCGGCGCTGACCTGATCGCGGAACGGCTCAAGAAGGCGCTTCCGCCCGGCATGGCCGAGGAAAAGGACGAAGACCTATCGCCCGAGGAGATGCAACAGCGTCAGCAGGCGATGCAAGCCCAACAGGCCGAGCAACAGCAGCAGCAGGCGATGCAGATGCAAGCCGGGCAACTGGCGCTCGCGGAGAAAGAGGCCCAGGTCCAGAAGACCCAGGCCGAGGCGATCAAGGCGATGCGCGAGGCCGAGGCGGTCGGTCAGGAGTCCGGCCCCGCCGTTACGCCGCTCGATGAGGCGCTGAAGATGGCGCAGCTACGCAAGGCGCAGGCCGACGCCGTCAAGGCCGAGGTTGAGGCTCAACGCTCACAGGTGGCGCTGCAAGGCGACATCATGGATTTGGAACGCAAGCCGCTGGAAGTGATGCACTCCGAAGCGGACCTACAGAACAAGCTCAACCCGCCGACGCCTGAAGCGGACGGCTAAGGTTTCGCGCCGGGGGGTTCGTCCCGCCCTCGGATTACGCGCCTCGGGACTTCCGCGAAAGCGCCAATGTCAGAAGCCCCCAACACGCCGGAAGGCGTGACCGAAGACGTGTCCGTTGCCGATCAGGTGACCGACCAGACCCCCGCTCAGGGTGACGAGCAATTCGGGGACGATGCCCCCGCCGAAACCGCCGACGACGGCTCTGGCGAAAAGCCCAAGCCGAAGAAGACGGTTCAAGACCGCATCGACGAACTGACCCGCAAGCAACGGGACGCCGAACGTGAGGCGGAGTTCTGGAGGGCGAAAGCCACCCAGCCGCAAGAGCGCCAACGCGACCCCGAGCCCCAGGTCGATGAAGACCCGGAACCCAGCCCCTACGCTTACGAGCATGGGGAAAACGACGTGCGCTTTATTCGGGCGCAGGCCGCTTGGGAAGCCCGGCAGGAAGTCACGCGCCAGTTCAACGAGCGCGCCCAACGTGAAGCCGAACAGGCCGAGCGTCGGCGGTTCAACGAGCGGGCCGAGACCTTCGCCGGCCAGACGCCGGACTTCTACGACGTGGTGGGTCAGAACTACGAGCGCGCCGCCGCTGTGATGACGGAAGTCATGCAGCACGCCGCTCGTACAGCCGATGAAGCGCCGGCCCTGGCGTATCACCTGGCGAAACACCCGGCAGAGGCGCGCCGCATCGCGGCACTCAACCCCTACGCCCAAGCCGTTGAGATCGGAAAACTCGCAGCCCGGTTGTCGGCGCCCGCAGCGCCACGACCAGCCCCCAAAACCGCCACCGACGCCCCGGAACCTCCCCCGCAAGCGCGAGGGACCGGAGGCCGATTCAAGGTCGCGCCGGACACGGACGACTTCTCGGCTTTCGAGCAAACCTACGGCTGAGGCGGCTCTAGTCCCAAGAGGACGGAACCAAAATGCCTAACGCACTCCTCTCTCCGAAGGTGTACGCTAACACCTTCCTCAAGCTCATGAAGAACAACCTCGTGGCCGCCAAGGTGGTGACGAGCGAGTACCGCGACGTGGTGGTCAAGCCGATCAGCAAGGGCGGTCAGTCCAACGGCACCACCGTCTACGTCAAGCGTCCGCCGCAGTTCACGGTTCGTGACGGCGCGGTCGCCCAAGTGCAAGACGTGGTCGAGGGCGAAATCGCCCTGACCATCGACAAGCAGAAGGGCATCGACGTCGAGTTCACCTCGCTTGAGGAGACCTTGACCGTTGACAGCCTGCTGAAGTCGAAGGTCATGTCCTCGGCTGCGGCTCAGTTGGCGAACCAAGTGGACACGGACATTCACGCCGTGACCCGCCAGTTCTACTCCTGGGTCGGTACGCCGGGCCAGCTCATCAACAGCTTCTCGGACCTGTCCAAGGCCCCGCAGCGCCTCGATGAGCAGGGCGTGGAGATCGACGGCCGCGTCGGCTTCCTGCATCCCTCGGATGCTTGGGCCATGCTCGGCAATCTGTCCGGCCTCCAGACCGAGAAGATCGCCTCTGACGCGCTCACCCGCGCCAAGCTGCCGATCCTTGGCAACATCGACTGGTACGCCACTCAGAACGCTTCGACGGTCACGACCGGCACGCGCTCGGGCAACGCACTGGTGGACGGCGCCAACCAGAACGTCACCTACGCTTCGGTGAAGGACGGCGACTGGCAGCAGACGCTGAACATCGACAACGTCGGCAACGCTCAGACGGTGTCGGCCGGCGAGGTGTTCACCATTGACGGTGTGTTCGCCGTCAACCCGATGACCAAGGCCACGCAGGACTTCCTGCAGCAGTTCACGGTCATCACCGGCGGCACGTCCTCGGCCACGGGCACGGGCAACGACCAGAACCTGGCGCTGACCATCACCCCGCCGATCATCACCTCTGGCGCGTTCCAGACGGTGAGCGCGGTTCCGGCGGATAACGCCGCGATCCAGTGGATGGGTGATGACAACGAGGCCAACACCGACGCCACGACCTACAAGTTTGGCACGGTGTTCCGTCCCGAGGCCATCGCGCTGGTCTCCGCGAAGCTGATCATGCCTTACTCGGGCGAGGCGGATTACGCCACCGACCCCGACACCGGCCTGACGGTTCGCTACTGGCGCTCGTCTGACTCCACCAACGACACGCACCTGCACCGCTTTGACGTGGTCTATGGCGTGAAGAACGTGGATCGCCGCCGAGGCGTCCGCCTCTCCGGCACGGCCTAATCGGTCTCCTCCCTGGAACTGAGGCGGGGCTTCGGCTCCGCCTCTCTCTTTTCATAGAAAGGGTCAGACATGACCGCTGAAGTTGTTGGCCGCGCCCCTGCGGACGGCCTCAAGGTGGGTCAAGCCACCTCTCACCTGATCGGCTTTTACGGCACCACGGCGATTAGCCAGCGCGCCGGCGCCGCTCAGGGCACCGCGCTCGTCGGCACCGCCTCCTCGGCGGATGTCACCACCGACCTGAAGGCAGCCGTGATCGAAATTATGAACACGCTGACCAACCTGGGTCTCTGGAAAGGCGGCGCCTAAGTGCCGTCGGTTCTCCACGTCGGGTGCGGGCGTGACTCGCTTCCGGCGTGGCTTGGGAACCATGACGAGGTGCGGCTTGACGTCGATCCTGACGTTGAGCCGCATATCGTCGCCTCGATGCTCGACATGGGCGACATCGGCGGGTTCGACGTCGTCTATAGCTGTCACTCGCTGGAACACGTTTACCCGCATGAAGTGCCTGTGGCGCTGGGTGAGTTCTACCGGGTGCTTCGGCCTGGCGGGATTGCGGTCATCATCGTCCCCAACCTCGACGGCGTGAAGCCCGACGAGGAGGTTCTGTACGAGTCCCCGGCGGGTCCGGTGTGTGGGCTCGATATGTTTTATGGCATGGCCCGACTGATTAAGGACGCGCCCTACATGGCGCACCATTCGGGGTTCGTGCCTGACACGCTCGCCAAGGCCATGAAGGCGGCGGGATTTGAGGAGGTTTCGGCCAAGGGCCTGGCGTTCTGGACGCTACTGGGTGCGGGGCGGAAGCCTTGAAGCTGGTGATCTGCACCCCGACCATCAAGCGCCCGTTCGACGCCTATCTCGCGGCTTTGGAGGCGGAGATACCGCACCTTGACGCGGCGGGGTTTGAGCACTTCGCGGTCAATGAGGTGGGCTCGGCCTATATCTCACACGCGCGGTCCTCGATGCTCCGCAAGGCCATGGATGTGCAGCCCGACGTCATCGTGTTCATTGATCACGATATGTCCTGGGAGCCCGGCGAACTGGTCAAGCTGGTGCAGACGCCGGGTGACGTTGTCTGCGGGACGTATCGGTTCAAGACTGAGAAGGTCGAGTACATGGGAACTTGGCGCACGGACGCCGAGGGCTACCCGGAACAACGCGAAGACGGCTGCATCCGGGGCGAATGGGTTCCGGCGGGGTTCCTGAAGGTCACCGCGCACGCCGTCAACGAAATGATGAAGGCTTACCCGGAACTGAACTACGGGCCGCTTTATCGCCTCTCGCACGACCTGTTCAACCACGGCGCCCATGAGGGCGTCTGGTACGGCGAGGACTACGCCTTTTCCCGGCGCTGGAACGCGCGGGGCGGGGAAATTTGGATCAACCCGAGGCTTGAACTGACGCACCACGGCGCGGACGGGACGGCCTATTCGGGCAGCTTTCACACCTACCTGCGCCGGCAGCCCGGCGGTGACTTGGCGGAGGCCGCATGACCACGATGCGAGTTATCCTCACGCGGGCCATCCGCATGACGCGCGCCCTGCCTATGGGTGACACGCCCGAGTCGGAGCAGATGGACGCCGCGCTTGAGGACGCGCAGAGCTTCTACCTCTACTTCCCGATCCGCACGCTGAAGCCGGTGCTGGTGACGGCCAACTACACCGCCAAGGAAAACGAGCGGGTGGTTAACACGTCAGGCTCTCCGATCACGGTGACCCTGCCTGAGACCATTACCGAGGACGGAAGCGAGCGGGCGGTGCAGAACGGCGCGCTTGTGGAGGTCGCGGGGACTTCGACCGAGCGGTATATCTACGTCTCCGAACTGGCGGCCTGGAAAGAACTGACCGACCTGACGCTGACCAGCGAACAGCCGTTCGGCCCGACGCATGACGGCGACGTTGCGGCGATGATTGCGGCGCGGATTGCGGGGCCTGTGTTCCAGCGTTCGGCCCCTGACGATGTGATGGCGCTCGCCAATGCCGGACGCACGGCGATCCGGGCGGCGTTTAGGCAAAAGTACGTTCCCACCTTCGACCGGGCGCTCTTGCGGCCTGAAGACCTGAGCATGGAGACCTAACGTGTCCGAAATGACGCGCCCCGGCGCATCCTTTGGGGCGGTCACCGCCTCCGATACCGCTGACGTGTCCAAACTGGACGGCGATTGGCCGCGCGCTCTGTGGGTCGGCGTGGCGGGCAACATCGCCGTGGTCGCGCCCAACGGCACGACGCGGACGTTTGAGGGCGTCCCGGCGGGGACCATGCTTCCGGTGCGGTTCAAGCGCGTGAACAGCACGAACACCACAAACCAGACGGCCACGTCGATGGTGGCGATCTACTAGCATGGCCACGTTCACGAAGTTCGACGTCTTTACCGAGAACCTGGCGGAAGGCGTCCACAACCTTGGGTCCAACACGCTCAAGGTGATGCTGACCAACTCGGCGCCGCTGGTGACGAACACGGTGAAGGCCAACCTGACCGAGATCAGCGCCGGCAACGGCTACACGGCGGGTGGCGCCACGGTGACGATCACGTCATCTGCGCAGTCGAGCGGCGTCTATTCGCTTGTGGGCGATGACGTGGTGTTCACGGCCTCCGGTGGGTCGGTCGGCCCGTTCCGCTATGCGGTGCTGTACAACGACACCCCGACCAGCCCGGCGGACCCGCTGATTGCGTTCTGGGACTACGGCTCAAGCGTGACCCTGGCGTCGGGCGAAGCGCTGACCGTGGACTTCGGATCTAACATCCTGACGGTGGACTGATGCCGACCGGGACGGCCACGCTCGACTTCGGAGCGTTCCCCGGAAGCAACGAGGCCTCGGTTGCGTTTTCGGACGCCACGATTGGCGCGGGGGCCAAGGTCGAAGCCTTCATCATGGCGAACGACACGACGTCGGACCACACGGCGGCTGACCATCGCTACGCCGGGCAGTTCTTCTCACTCACGGCGGCGCCCGACGCGGGTGTCGGCGGGACGATCTACGCGCGCTCGATTCACAAGATGCAGGGGACGTTCGCCGTCCGCTGGGTCTGGGCAGACTAGGGACACATCATGGCGCTTGACACCAATCTCGCCGGGGGCGTCTCCGGTTCGAAGCAAGAGGTCGATGCGAACAAGAACGCGTTCGTCATCACCCCCGGCTATACCGCTGGCGGCGTTTCGTTTGGCGGCGGTCCTGACGCGGGCCAGACGTTGCAGTCGGAGAACGATTCCGGCGTGCTGACCGGCGTCCGCCACGTCCATGCGCCCGAGACCGACGACGACTACCGCCTTCGCGTTGGCCTCGACCTCCTGATGGATCAGGAAGCCTTCACCGACACGGCGCAAAATACCGGCAAGTTCTCGCACGCTTTCACCACGCTCACGGCCACCTCAAGCGCGTCGGGCCTGCTGACCAACAGCGGCAACATCACCACCACGACGACCGGCATGACGTTCGGCTCGTTCGCGCAATTCCCG